TATGTCTACCTTCCTTTCTCTAGAAGCTCTAGCAGGTCTTTTGTTTTCCCTTATCCATTCCTTCCCACTTTCGATAGTATAATTTTATCATAGGTATACACCTGCATCAACACTATTATATTTTAAACTAAACCCCCGGCCGCCCGATTTTCATGGAAATAAGAATTTGGTGGCGGGCAAATGCCTTATATATGAATTTTTTGAAATAAGTACCGTGAAACGTTTTGGTTTCACGGCCTTTTTTCGTATATAGGCGCGAATCCGAGCGGGCAAGGCTTCAGGAAGTTGGAGAATGTCCAGTAGATTTTAAGGCAACTCTCAATTTACTGTAAGTTTATAGCATATTTGACAACAAATTAATGAAAAAGGATTCTCTGGCAAGCCTTTAAGCACAATTTAGGCCCATAGATGCGTGAAACATAAATGTTTCACGGTACAAATTTTCAAATTTAGAGAAATCAGGCATTTGCCCGCCCGCTTCAGTTAATTTCCACAGGACGCGGGCGCGGATTCAGGTGACATGGAGTAGGAGGCAATCTTCCTGCCGACTCAGCCGATTCAAATCTAAAGAAAAAGCCTTTTAACTGTTGCAATTTCAACAATTAAAAGGCATACATTGTCTGGTGCACCCAGAGGGATTCGAACCCTCGACCGACGCATTCGGAGTGCTTAAAACATCGTTGAAATTTCAACGATTACAAGCATAGGTGCAACAGTTGGCGCAACATTACTTTAATAATTCTATAACTTTTTTCTTCACTTCGTACGGATTGTAGGCTTCATTCATCAGCTTATTAAAGCACTGTTCTCCGTTTCCGTACTTGCCTTTTATGACATCCCTGGCAACTTCTTCAAGCGACTTCATTTTCATTTCTTGACCTTTCTAGCCTTCGCTAGGCAATCTTCGCCGAAAAGTCCGTCAGCTTCTAGGTTGTATTTCTTTTGGAATGTCCTAACAGCCTTTATGGTCGCAGGTCCAACTATGCTGTCTTTTTCTAGATTTGCAGCTATTGACCAGTTAAGGAATCCTTGCAGACGTTTAACGTTGACGCCACTGTCATTTTTGTCAAAGTAACCTCTCTCCGGCAGAACTGGCAGAACTCCTGGGTACGTTCCTTTTTCTTTCTTTTTCTTTTGCCACATAGACTTGGCGGACTTTTGAATTTTAGGCAGCCATTTATACCAGTCGCCAGGGCAAGCTGTCGCTGCCACATCCTTATGACCAATTAATGGCATAAAACCGTATCTATCATACAGATCTGCAATCAATTCCACTAAGGTTGCTCTGTCCTCTTTGGTGCACTCTGGACGGCACTCAATTCCGATAGAGTGGCTGTTCCAGTAGTAGCTCCCTGCGTGCCAGGCGCAGTCATAAATCCCCATCAGCTTTGCGACTTTTTTCGCCTGCAAGACATAATGGGCTGATACGCCAGCGTTTGGATTGCATAGCCACCCAGTGACGTTTTCAAACTTCTGTCCTTTAACTCCCCAGTGATGGATTATGATTTTTTTCGGAGCATTGCCACCCTTTGCTCCGTCTGGATAACCTCTGTTGGGACTGTTCTTTTTAATTAACTTATACATCTTCCTCGCCTGCCTTTTTTGCATAATTGATTGATGATACCTTTAACAGGGCGCCCATAAACGCATCCACTGCCATTATAGTAGCCGAAATCATGGTTCCCTTGTCGAACCCCCAAATTTCAGATAAGGCAACAACTAATGTTGCTAATGCAGGCAGTACAATTTGCGCCATCCAAACTAAAATATCATATGTTCTATTTGTCATTTTGATTCCTCCTTATAAAAAATCCTTTTCTCTCAAACATTTTTCGTATGTTGCTTTAACTAATTTAATAGATTCTACGGCCACTCCGTTTTCGAATTCTTCATGATTATCACAATATCTCTCGTAGCATGTACAATCTCTTAGTATTTGGTCGAAGTGTTCTTTCGAGTGCCTGATGCTGTGTAAAATCTCGTCAGAAAATCTAATGATACGATTTCTGCTGGATACAGCCTCTCGCTTTTCTGCCTGCGTCTCAATCAGGTCTACGTGGCGCTTGACGGATTCCAATTCGTCCATCACATCTTGATTTAACCATTTGCCTATCCATCTAAATAGCCACGTCCACGGGTCTATTTTAATAGGGGCAACCTGTATCACGGTCGCCCCTATTATTGCACCTATTAAATAGGTCGGAATATCAATCATTACTGTCCTCCCACGATTTCTACATAATCAAATTCGTCAATCCAGCCTTTATCAATTGCTCTGCGCAGTTCCTCCTGCGTAATTTTACCTGTATGATATAGCCTACTTAGTCTCGCTTTCATTGCTTCCTCCTAACATCGTGATTACAATATTGTCAATAGCTGCCGAGTTATCATCGTGCAATTTTAGCAGATAACCCTCACTTTGAGCTCTGAGCTCATTAATCTGCTCTTGCATCAGCTTCAGTGCCTTTACTGTTTCCGTGTCCATATTTGCTCCTTTCCGCATATAGCTTATCCATTTTCTCAATGATGTGATGTGGTGAATCGTATTTCGTTGCAAAACCTCGCCAAGATTTATAAGATTGCTCAATCTCGTTCGGAGTGATAACCCCTTGCTCCAGTAAATTTAACTGCCTTGATAATTTCCTTCGGCGCAACGTGAAATTCTTTCGAATTGGTCTCATTGTGATTTTTCCACACTTGCTTAACTTTATTTGTTTTTTCAGAATATTCACGTAGTCGCTTTTTAGATTAACTATCTTGCATTTCCTTTTGTTTAAGGTAATCTTTTCCCTTTCGCATACCTTGGCAATCTCATCTAAACAATATTCTAAATACTTCTTGTCGCGGTGAATCAGGTACGAATCATCCATATATCTGCCATAATATCTTATCTTTAATTTTTCCTTTACAAAGTGGTCTAAATCGTTCGCGTAGAATACAGCGCACGTTTGATTAATCTCACTTCCTAGCCCTAAACCTTCGCTTTCGTTTGCTAGAAAAATACTCATAAACTCTAACTCTTCCGGCTCGAGAATCTTTGCAAGCTTTTCAACTAATGTAGGCTTATCTATGCTTCCAAAGTAATTAGAGAAATCTAGTAGCAATACGTAGCCTTTGTTCCCGTATCGCTTATAGAATTTACACAGATGCCTTTTTAATCTTTTAAGGGCAAAGCTCGTTCCTTTGCCCTTCTGACTTGCTGAATTGTGAAAGATTAATTTAGGATAAATTTTCGGCTTTAAAACATTATTATTAAAAGCTTTCTGAACCACTCTGTCTGATATATGGCATGACCGAATATGTCGCGCTTTTCCTCGTTCGTGTATCGTAAAGTTATGATATCCCTTCGTTTTGTACTTGCCATCATCAATCATCTTTTGGGTATTTGCTACCCATATCAACCGGCGAAGGTAATAGGTCTGAGTGGAAGATTTCCACGAGACATTTTTGATTGCTTCACTGGTCGAATTGAGTAGCATTTCATAATTTAGGTACAACGTATATAGCAGATTCGAGTAACCAAAACTGCATCGTTGCTCACTTCGCCCACAGGCACGCATATATCCTCCTGTATCAATAGCATCTAATTTCACTCTCGCTACTTTTCTTGCTTTTGCTGATATATCCGAAAGGGGCCAACAGATTAGTGTTGCTCGCGTTGTTATTGTTCGCATCGCCGTTGCTGTTCACATTGCAGAAGTTACTGTTGTTGTTCGCATTAGGGGAACGCTCCCACCAATCGCTGGCTGAATGTAGGATATATGCGTTATATAAATTTTAAAATTTATATCGTTTTTTATCAGATTTAATAACGCCCGTCAGAAGTTTTAAACATTCCGCGCAAGCTGTTCCGATTCGTTCTTGCTGTCTAACCATTTTCTTTTTGTCGCAATCTGGCGATTTCTTGCACAGTTCAAGGAAGATATCTCCCATAAGCGCGACGTTATAAATGTAACTCATAGAACGTTTCAGGAGGTCTACTCTGCGTTTTAAATCCTCAGCTGTCTTGACGTAAATATCATTCGCCATATTGGCAGACGATAGTGCCATCAGTGCATATTTGATAAGTAAGTCAGAGTGAGTGGATTTATACTTCTTGGGCTTGTTCGATACAATTTCGGCAACGTCTATATTTAATTTATAAATCTGCCATAAATACTCTGTAGCAGATTGGCTACGTTGCCACTTTGGTACACTCAAATCCTCCTCCTTTCTGGACGGGACACAGCCCGTCCGATTTTTTAGATTTAAGATTTAGATACAGCCGAAAGGGGCCAACAGACTAGTGCTGCTCGCGTAGTTACTGTTCGCATCGCCGCTGCTGTACACAAAGCAGAAGTCACTGTAGTAGTTCGCATTAGGGGAACGCTCCCACCAATCGCTGGCTGAACCTTTGTCGCCTATTTTCTTGATCCTATTAGATGCTGTTTTGTAATATTCAAGCTGGAACAGCGCATTGGCCTCCGTCGCATTCGAATATGATCGACCGCCGAATACTTCTTTCTCTGCTGGTAGCGCAAAGAAATCTTCGGACGTCTTTAATGTTGAGGATGAATATTCCTCTATGGTTACAGTTTTGAATTTTTTAAATATAGGTCTCAGGTCAACTGAGATAGCATTATAGTAAACGTTATTACACCATGTTCGTCTTTGGCACTTATCCCACGAGCCACTATTAGTGCTAGATGGGTTCATATATCCGTATTCACCGTCAGCCTGACTTGTAAGTCCGTTTTTCTGTCCAACAACAAAACTGCAAGTCTTTCCGTTAGCAAGCGTATAACCGCCTTGATGCATCAGCACCATCGTAACCGTCTGCTCGACGTGTGACTCGCCTACGCCAGTAGCTGGCATTGCTGATAGTTCTACTTTTCGCTCCTGTCCAACAGCCCAGTAGTCGGCTAAATTGATTATTCCAGCATCTGCTGCTACAACCATATCTGCAATTTCTGCGTCAGTTCCAGTAGCCCACGTTACGATTTTGACAGAAACAGTAATTGCAAAGCTTGCAGTCTTAGTCACTCCATTTTCGTAATAGGAGACGGTGACCGTTTTATGACTATAATCTAGCGCCGTACCTTCGGCTGGGTTAGTCGATACGTTCGTTACAACCTCAGTTGCACCCGAGTTGTAAGTAGCAGTCACAACCATTCCAGTTAAATCTAAGGCGTCACCCTTGTAGTAAGTAGTCTTAGGTTTAGTTGTAACCGCAATTTTTGACAGCGTGCGCGTAACAGTGATTGGAATATCTACTGTATAGGATAAATCCCCTGACTTCCAAGTAGCTGTGACCTTCTTCACATTTTCATAAATCACCGTTCCAGACGCTGGAGTAAAAGTACATTCGCTCGTGATGTCCCTCGATGTTCCATCTGACATTTCAACCTTAATCACAAGCCCTGTAAGGGATAGTGCATCCCCTGCCTTGTATGATGTCTTGGCAGGCTGTGATGTAACCTTAATTCCCTTAAGGACTACGGGAGGGTTTATTACGACCTTATTAAGATATTTACCATCATCTGGGATGACTGTAACTTGGCTCATTTCTGCTGTCACAGTCTTTGCCTGTGTTGGCGTAGGATTAATGGTGACTTTTTTCATCGTTTTGCCCACATTTGGCAAGACTTCTTTTGCGGTTGTACCCGCAGTTACAGTTTTTTCTTCTTCTGGCTTTCCGCCGCATCTGTAAAAGGCCATTATCTCACCTCCACTCTTATATCAACAGGTGAGGACTGCGCCTCAAATTTTAATCTGATTTCACCTGTTAAAACAGAGACATCAACAGGAACAATTCCATACACCGACGCGTAAATATCGATTACTGAATTAGTAGTGATTTTAGGATTTTTCAAGGAAAGCGACGTGGCGCCTGATACAAGAGTGTCAGTCAGAACGGTTAATGCAGACAGGCTGTCTAGTTTTTCTTTGTCGCCATTCGTATAATCATTCGATGATAGCATTTTGCCGGCTTGTTTTTCCACTCTATTGCTGACCTCTTCATCTAACTTATTAAAATTCTCGTTGAAATCTTCAACGTTATAAAATTCAGTTTTTGCAGGCACATTCAACTGAAGATTTGGTGTTTTATTCATCTTTTACCTCCTAAACTAATTCCCTAAGCTCAGCATAAGTATACTTTGATAGTTCCGCGTGAGTAAATGCGTCCAATGCTCCGTACTGCGTATACAATATAGATACATCAAAAGTCATATTCAGTGGAACAACCCTTTCAAGAAGCTCCTGAACGTCTGCCATCATCTTCTTGCTGGCCAGTGCCAGCTTAACAGATAGCGATGTTCGCTCTTCGTTTATGATGAATTGGTATCCACCTGGGCACAGAGTATTAAGCCTGCTAATGATAACCCTGTATGAATACGGCAACTTTTCAAGAGCCTTGGCTTTTACTCTGAATCGTCTGTCCTCGACGCTGTCATTTGCGAGAGGAATAATCTTCAGCATCCGTTCCCATCTTGCAATCATTTCCTCTGTCATGTCGTCTAGAAAAATATTGCTTTCCAGGGCATCAACAACTCTGTCCAGTCTTGCCTCTTGCACGTCATTAATCGCGTAAATTTGCGCAACGTCTGGAATGTTTGTAAAAATCATAGGTGCGTTAAACAAGCTCAACACCTCCAAATGTCGGAACTGTCTTGAAGTCTAAAGTCAAATTTGCGTCAGCTCCGTTGATTTTCGTCGATGTTATATCAACAACTCCCTCAACATTTAAGATGGCTGCTTCAATTCGAGCAAGTCTCACGATTGTATTTTCTTTTTCGTTTGCCTCCCAGCTTTTTCTTAGCTCCAGTAAACAGTTCTTCACAGCCTCTTCAATCAGTGGCCTTGTCGTATCTGCGCTAAATCCAGCGTCATAGGTAACTTTGGTTGATATCATTACTTCTTGTCCGGTCACTGGGATGATTTTTACGCTATGGCAGATCGGCGCGATTCCATCGCCTTCGCCGTGATTTTCTTCTGGATCTACGGCGCTCTGGACAGAATTTACTACTTCAGCTGATGGGACTCCGAAGTCGGAGCCGATTAAGTAAATATTTATCCACGCACTGTCCTTCGCCCTGCGGAGTGGCTTGCATCCGCCGACACCTTTAAGCGCGTCAACAAACAACCTGTAGTCGGCCTTGTTTCCGCCAAACGCAACAGACTGGAAGGAATTAATAACTTTCTCGCGGAATTTTTCCTCGTCTTCGTCATCCGTTCCAGGTACTAACAGTTCTGTGATTTCACCGCCTAAATAATCATCGATATAATCGACAGGCGTCAATTCGCCAACATTTGCATTGGCCTCTGTTCCTTCAATCTGACAGCGCATTTTGTAATCAAAACCACCTATCAGCTCGGTAACCTCATAGGTATAGTCTCCACAGTCAAATAACTCGCCAATTTCAATTTCTTGTTTAAACGAGCCTTTAACAATCGGCGCTGTCGCATAGCTATAAGCTATTCCTCTTTCGGAGGCATATCTTATTAAATGCTCTAGGTCCTGTGTATCCGGAAGCATGTTCTCACTCAGAAGGTCCATGTCGCCGTAAACATCTTCCAGCTTTTCGGCAATTTTGGCGCATGCATTATAAGCAAGCGACCCTTCGTCAGTTCTGACATCTGGTCCAAACGAATTCATCATTTCGGCCATAATCGTGTCAAACAGTCTATCGTCATACATTAATTTCTGCACCTCCGTAGATAGTATTTAAGGTAAACCTAACCGTTAACTTATCGTCTTCAATTTCGCAAGCAAAATCATCAATTCCGAGGATATCATCATTTACTGACAGCGCATCTTCAACCATTCGCTTCGCTTCAGATTCGATGTGTTCCTTGTCTGGACTCTGGCCGATTAACGAGTTCAGGTCGCTGCCATGGTCCCAGCTGTACTGGGTGTAAAAATATCGGTCAGTTCCTAAGACGATTAACACCCATTGTTTAATCGCGTCCAGTCCAGATATCATTCTTCCGGTTAGCTTACCCGTCTTAAAATCAATCTCGTAGTCGGTGGGGATGCTTTCCTCTTCAACTACAGTATCTTCATCTTCGATATCAAACGGAAACATTCTCCACCACCCTTTCTATGATTACGAATTTGTCTTCGCTTATTTGATATAGCAAAACTATGTCACCTTTTTTTAACGGCTTAATGTACTCGCTTTTATCAGCTAGCATCGACGTGAGTTTTAATTCGGTTAGTATCGGCTTGGTCAGATGCTCAGAAATGTAGTAATCGTCTGGATCTAGCGTCATTCTACCCAAAGATACTTCAGTATTAGAAATCATTTCACCGAGCATAAGTGACGGAGGATTATACCGGCTGCCTTCGTCCCTTAACAGCATTAATAGTTTTTCATATCCCGTCATACGGTCTCAGCTCCTTCCTCCATCGTATTTTTCCAAGACAATTCTAACTGCATCGTGTGAACTCCGTTTTCAAATACATGAGTGTCCGCAGTGATGTAGAACCACCCACTCAGCCCTGTAGCTTTATCGTGAATCTGTATCGACTTTCCGGCAATACATTTGATATTGCCAATAGCCTCTACACTGGCTTCCCTGGTGATGCCAACTAACATTGACTTTGCCACAGGCTTTGCTTTCACATCTTTTTCTTTGGTGTAATTAGCCTGATAGATGCCGTATTTTTTTATGTTAGTTTTATTTTGAACCTTGCCTAGCATCTTTAGCTTGTCATTGTAAATCTTGACCAGATTAACCATATTATCGGTTGTATCCGAATACGTCGCTGATATGATATCTTCGCTTTGCTCCAGACACACGCCGCATGATTTTCCTTTAGTGATAACCGTTAAAGATTTGCCATCCATAACCGGCATATACTTTCTGCCAGTCTTCACCCTTGCTTTACGGAAGGCTTTTATGATAATGTCGTAAATCGGCTGGTCCTGAAAGTACAGCTTTTTAATCTTGACCTTCGTCTTTGGAAGTGATTTTGTGGATACTCCAACTTCTTTGCAGACCCTCTTAGTAATGGCCTCTGCAGTCATTCCTTTAAATTTATGCGTGGCGTTTGACCTTAGCAGATAATGCATAAAGTCCCTCGCGGTAAATGATGCAGTCCCGGCTTCAGCAGTTTTTTCCCTGCTGGTTACGACCCCGATAAAAACCCGCTTTTTATTTTCATAAAGCTGGACTATATCGCCCAACTTTATTTTTACTTTTTCAAATGAAGGGTCGTACGGATTGCTAGGCAGGGTAAAAGTTGCCTGCCTTGAAGCCTGCGTGTCAGTTCCTGACCATTCGATGCGCTCAAATTGCAAATATTTATCATCCCACTTCAATATCATGATTTAATCACAACCTTGTAGCCGATTAATGCGACAGCCTCTTTTTTCTTTGGGTGCTTTTTCTTCGCCTTTTTTATGACTGCCAGGTTCTTCTTGCGAACTTTCTTCCAGTCCTTCGACGTTCCCAGCTTTTTCTTGCACACCTTCGACCACGTGTCACCCTTCTTCCACTTATAGGATGCCTTGGAGTCTTTGGTTGTAACTCTTTTTTTAGCCTTAGTTGACACGATAGGGCGATACTCTTTCAGCGCCAGCGAATACTGGACGTCACCGGTTCTATCAGCCTCGCCGTGTGTGAAAGACTCGATAGTGCAAAAAAGGTTAATGTCGGTCCCAGTCACGATAACGTGAATAGTCTTGTTATTTTCAAATAAGAATTTAAGATTTCTGCAATAATAATCATACGGCTTATGATATGCCCCATTCGCAAATTCATACTTTCGGGCAGGGAAAAAGGACTCTATCGTTAATTCGTAGAGTCCTCTTTTGCCTTTGAGGTTAACCTCGCCCTTGTTATGAATATATAGTGAGGTATTGTTCATTGTCCCAGACATCGAAATCGCAGAAGGATTTATCGGCAACTTGATTTTCTTTTTTTCATTATTCCAACTAATAATTATATCCAAGCTCGCCACCTCCTGTGTTTAATGCTACTTTTTCTAATTTCTCCGCTAATTTGTTAGCAATCTTATCAATGTCAGCTTCTTCCCTGACTATAATTTGGTCGGCCAGCTTAGCGATGGTAACTCCACCGTTTCTTACTCCGTCTCTGTAGGCTTTCTGGACTGATTTATCGTGTGGATATACTCTTGATCCAGACGGTAGGTCGACGATTTCTCCGCCTCGTTCAGAAATCTGAACCAGACCGCCACGCCAGTTATTGCTGCCCTTTGCAAGCGCCGGAATAGTAGGAATCGATGGTGAGTATACCTTGCCTCCGAATTTAGGAACCCACTTCGGAACCACGACTGCTACGGAGTTGATGCTTCCAATGACACCGTTTATTAATCCAATTACAGCATTAATCGGAGCAGATGCGATTCCTGCAAACGTTTCAAATATGCCTTTGAATATGTCTTTGACACCTTCCCAGGCTTTTCTCCAACTTCCACTGAATACTCCGGTGATAAACTGAATTAATCCATCAAATATAGTCATAACTCCAGATATAACTCTACCTGCCACCTTCAAGAATGTGGCGAGGAATGCCCCTGCGGCAGTGATTGCCGGTCCGATATAGCCTTTGAACGTATTAATCACAACTTTACCAATACCAACTATAATAGGCTTAACCGCCTTCCATAGCTGTTTAGCGTGTGTGATTATATCCAGAAACGCTCCCTTTATCGGACTTAAATTCTTCGCGAGAAGCTTTCCGTCTACTCCGATTTTTTTAAATCTCACACCGATAAAGTTTTTCAGCAGATTAGCCTTTGACTTGATTGTGTCCCAGTTTTTCACGATTATAACGCAGGCTAATGCGATGCCCGCCAATGCACCAATGACTATTCCTGCAGGTGAGGTTATAAGTCCAACAAGACTTCCGGCCTTACGAAGTTTTGCTCCAAATTTCCCAAGATTGGTAACAGCCTTACCGACTGAGGATGTCATTTTGCCGAATACCAACAGCACTGGTCCAACTGCGGTGGCCATTGCTGCAATCTTAATCACTGTGTCTTTCTGGGAATTGCTTAGTGCCGAGAATTTTTCTGCGCACGATTGAGCAAACGAGGTTAGCTTTTCAACGCGTGGCGATAGTCTCTGGCCAATTTCTGTAGCAATAGACTCTAGCGTTGACTTCAACGTGATTAACTGCCCCATAAGGTTATTGTTTGCAATCTTGTACATGTCTTCACAGGCACCATTGGAATTGTCAATTGCCTTAGCCAACTTTTCAAAGTCTTTGTCTGATGAGTTAACGATTGCAAGAAGACCTGACATGCCGGTCTGACCAGCAAGAGTCTTTGCATACATATTCTGTTCGCTCTCAGAAAGTCCACTCATTGCCTTTCTTGTGTCTTGCATAACTTGGCGCAGTGACTTCATCTTTCCGTCTGATCCAGTGAGCGATAAGCCAAGTTTACTCATCGCGCCTTCTACTTTATCGGTTGGCGCAGCCATGTTGGATAGCCACTTTCTCATGGCAGTACCGGCGTTAGATGCTTTAATTCCGGAATTAGCCATTAATCCAATAGATAAAGCTAGATCTTCGGCTGAATATTTCATCGCTCCGGCCACAGGAGCAACATACTTAAATGTCTCGCCCATCTTGCCTACATCGGTATTCGCGTTAGATGCAGCAGCTGCCAAAACATCGACGAATCGGTTAGTGTCCTTAGTAGTCATGCCCAGAGCAGTTAGCGCGTCAGTCACGATATCAGAAGTCTGTGCCAGGTCTTCACCTGTAGCACCGGCTAAGTACATAACTCCTTCGATTCCGTTCAGCATGTCTTCAGTCTTCCAGCCGGCCATTGCCATGTAGGAAAAAGCATCCGCTGCTTCAGTATTTGAAAACTTCGTACGTTTACCCATTTCTAAAGCCTTATCGGATAACTTCTTAATTTCATCTCCAGTCGCTCCGGAGATTGACTGAACCTTACTCATGCCAGCTTCGAAGTCCGCAGCCGCTTTGACGCATGCAGTTCCGATGCCGACTATTGGCATGGTAACCGTTTTAGTCAGTGACTTGCCGGTATTAGATATATTTCTTCCGGCTTTTGATATATCCTTGCCAGCCCTTTGCCATTGCTTAGCGCTAGCGGTCAATTTTGCGTTTACATTATTTAGCGGAGATGTAACCTTGTCGATTAATCGCATGGTTACGTCAATAACTTTTCCAGCCATTTTTTCTCTCCATCTCGAAAAAAATGACCTCTTAAAATCCGTTTCAAGCGATTTTATTTACTTGCAGATATAAGAGGTCCTTAGAAAAAACTTCATATTTTCCATGCCTTTTCGCGTTCTTCCACTTCATAGTGCATAAACGCTCTGAGCACGGTTTTTTCACCGTTTCTGAGTTCTTCAAACTCCGACGGCTTCATGTGATGATAACGGAAAAGAAGATACATAAGCTGTACCTTCCCGTCCGTCTTTATTAGTTTTTTATTTCTGCCTCGCGGTCACTTTCCTCTTCAGCTGATACGATTCCAGATAGCATCGAAATTTTATCAGACAGCTCAGTCACTTCTGATCCAAATAGTTTTTCAGCTAATTCTTTGGCAGACTTGCAGCCGAAGTGTTCCTGTAAGTCTTTATCCTTTAGACTAGGATTTGTCACGCCTTCCACGCAGACCATTAACTTCATATCAAAGGCTCTGGATGCATCGAATTCACCCTTTGAGTCAATCGCATAGCTTCCAATGTCAGTGATTCTTCTGGACGGAATTTCCTTGATTTCTACGTCGGCTACCTTTTCGCCGATGATTTTTCCTAATCGTTTTGATTTAAAAATCCCAGTCTCGAATTCGTCCGCCAGCTTTGCATCCGCTTTTAGTAGGCTTTCAACTAGATTCATAACAATACCTCCGTTTATTCACTATTTCGATTCGATCGAGTCCATTACTTCCCAACCTGTAAACGTAAACGCATATGATTCTTCGCCTAACTTTTTCGCTTCCCATGATGCCAGGATTAATTCGTCTAACACGCATCCAGTCAGCTTAATCTTTTCGTTTCCGTCTGAGTCAGGGTCGTTCAAGTTGGAGATGATAGTACAGCTAGTAGTCTTACCAGCTTTCATATCGTCGGATAACTTCTTGATAAAGTAAGAAGTTACCTTGTTTAACTTTAATGTTCCCTTTCCGTCGGTTCCAGTAATCTTGTATCCCTTTGCAAGGGTTCCGATCTGCGGAACTTCTTCTTTTTCAAGGGAAACCTTTGCTTCTAGGCCTGTGGCCTCTGCCATATAGTCATCGTCAATCCATAGCTCAGCAAATGAGCCGTTAATAACTTTCTCTGGTGAATACATTTCTTTCCCTCCTTAAATTGTAATCGGTAAAACGATATCTTCGATTGCGTCTAAAATTGACAACTTGCATTTTAGGAATACAAACGAGCCTGTGTCAGCTGACTTGATTTCATTATCAGCCATTGAGTCAACGTCAATGCCTTTACCCTTCAGGTAAGCTCTGTTAGCGTCAATGTCAATATCGATGCTAGCTTTTGACAGTACGTTTTCTCTGATTAGACCATCGAAGTAGTTTCCAATAGCAGCAATTAGAAGACCCTTGTTGCCGTAAGTATTTGCATACTTGCCGATATAGTTATCTTCAGCCGTCATTCTGATGTCAGTTGAAATCATATCTAACACGTCAACAATCTTAATCTTCTGAAATTGCACTCCCTTTGAGTCGGTAGTTGTAGTCAGAGAGTTAACCGCTCTGCCAGTCTTCACTTTTTCACCATCGTACCAAACGATAAACTTACCAGCATTTACTGCATTATCTGCCTCGGTCTTAGTCAATCTTGTGCAGTCTGTTACTTCAGGAAGTGGCGCGTATGTCGCACTGATTGACGCCGGAGTTCCGGCGATGATTCCAGCAATTCTAGAACAGTACTTTTCTGTAGTATATTCTTTGCCATCAACAAATAAGCTTGGAGTCGCGAAGTTAATAATCCCTTCGAAGTCTGCAATCTGGTTAGGCAGCACTGCCTTAATCATTTTATTTGCTTCTCTTTCCGCCTTAACATATGACACGATGCTGGTAGCCTGTCCATCTGTTTCAACCGTTGGCACAACTAGATAGTCGAACTTTACGGTTTTAAAATACTTCAAGGCCTTGTCATAATTCTTTGCTTCCTTCGCTTCAACATACGCAATAACCCTTTTAGGCGCATTGACGTATCCCTTTAGGGCCAGAGCAATCTGTTCCTTGTTGTCGGCTGACAATGTAGCCGGAATATCCTGCTCGCTTGCACAAACAATAGGATTTTCCGCTGGGACAGTGTCCTTCAAGATTAATGCGATGATTCCTTTTTCACCTCTTGCAATCGCAGTGGATGCAAGCTCAGTAAATGTGATTGAAATACTAGGCATTCCCATAGTTTATTCCTCCATTTCCATTTTCGTTTTTACTCCGCTCATAAGAGCAGTATTTAATTTGCGTTCAATTTTTTCAGACCATTCTAAATTTACAGTAATTTGCGCGATGTTTTTCCCAGCTCCGATGTAATCCCACGTGTAAGACGTAATATCGACGGCTCTTTCGCCAACTAAGATATTCAGTCCAAATAGTTGCTCCAGAAGATATACCTTGTTCAATATATCCTCTTCATCTAATCGTTCTTGTCTATAGTCGATGCAAAATGCCACCTGATGATGTATTGTGTTGTAATTCTCAGCTGAAATTTCTATCGGCTGGAGAAAAGTGAAAAAAGAAGGTCTTTCGAAATCTTCCTCGGTGACCATTGAATAATATCTGTATTCCGTCTCCGGAAACTCTTTCTTCATCAGTCCCAACAGTGAAGACTTCAATTCCACAAACGTCATATAAGCCCCTCCCTTTTTAATAAATCATCAAGCATTCTTTCCGCTGCGTCTTCGAATTCAGGCTCGTACTCGTCAACGGCATCCTTCATGAAGTAGCGCCCTTCGGCATGTCCTAACACGCGGCCCTGCTTATTAGTCACCCTGTGACCACGCTCAACCAAATGGAAGTGAGGTGATTTTGCGCTTAAATCCACGTACTGCCCTTCGCTATAGCCTTTTGGTTGGGACACAGAGTAGCTTGTGTCTTTTTTTAGTGACACTTTGGATGTTCCGTCGCTATTTAATCTTGCGCTAGCTTTCTGTGTGATTCTTCCGCGTAGTACTCTCGCTTCTTTTCGCAGTGCGTTCCCGGCGGAGTCAGGATATCTGCGTGCCAAGTCTTTGAGGCTTTCGACAACTTCGTCAGCACCTCGCACAGTAACTTCTACTGTATCAGCCATTACAAGCGCTCCTTTCCCAGGTATTCAATGCAAGATATCTCTAGCATCTTGTGTTCCAAATTGACATCAATCACCGATTCGACGTGAAAGTCTTTCCCTTCGAATCTGATAAAGTAATTAGAATCGATGTCCTTGTTGTATCTGCAGTAGCACCTGTAGTAAGTCTTGCCCTCGAGTCTTTTAGACTCATAGAATTCACTACCTCGGATCGGATAAAAAGAAGCCCACACCTCTTTAATTGGCATGAGCTTCTGGACATTTTGTCCCATCGCATCTTTTGCGGTCTGAAATTTCATGAACGTAATTCTTTTATTTAGTCTTCCGACATCAAATAGTTTACGCATTTCTTCCTCCTACAAAAGATTTACACTGTGCATATTTAGTATAGTCTTTACCGTCCTGTTCTCGCCGCCGACTTTCTCCATTTGGAGGTTGCGGTTATCGAACATATCAACTATCAATATTTTATAAGCGATAGTTAGGTCTTCGTACATATCCAGCTCATCGTCAGTTAAGCCGGTGTAACTTTTAATATACTGGACCGCGGACGGCATCATGTCTTCCAGTTCCTTCAGCTCGATTTCGTTTGGATCATCAATCCTTGCAAATTCTGCAACATCAAAAACTGTAACTTCGCTTATCTTCATGGCTTATCTCCTATGCGTTAGCGCATACTAGCTTAGCAATCTTGGACGCATCCTGAACCTTTGCGTCAAGCTCAACAAAACCAACAACTCCCAGAGCGTGCTGTTCAGCGAATCTTTCTCTTAGGATTTCAATGTTGATATCTTCGGATAACTTAACAGCTACTCCTGACATATCGCCGTAGTAGATTACAGTCTTGCCTGCAGCAATCGTGTCCATTGAGTCAGTTGTGTAAACAGGCTTACCTAGTAGAGTGTATCCCCACTTAGCGGTGAAGTCTCTTTCTAGTAGGTAATTGTTCTGGCCATCCTTTAACTTTCTGATTGCCTTTCTAGTTTCCTTGTTCATAATCCAAACAGCTTCTGCCTGATGAACGTCTGGTACTTCTTCCTGTAGGTCAATTAATTCGTCAGCTGTTAGCACTGTAGCCTTTGCAGTTGTTACAGTCTTCTTAACGTCCTTTAGACCTGTGATTTTAGTCCCGCCAACTACGATTTCCTTTTCGATAAATACAGCAATAGCCTTTGCCATCTTATCAACTACAACGGACACGATGTCAAAGTCAGAGTTGTTCACTAAGCTCTTTGACACTTTAGTAAATGCTTCAGCCAGGAAGCCTGTTAAGTCGATTGAACCAGTCTTTAGAGTTGTTGCATCTGGAGTAACAAACTCTGTAGCATAGTTCATCGCAAGAGTTGTAGTTGCCTCATCAACATATGGGATTGATAAAGTGCCTTTCACATTGTACTTTTCAGCCATCTGGAAGATTGGTGAGTAGTCGTAAACCTTATCGATAATCTTGTTAGCGATAGTCTTTGGAATTAGTGCACCGTTAGTGTCTTTCTGGATTGGCTCGTCCTTGTTGATAATCCCTCTTACTAAGTTAGCGAATGCCTTGACATCCTTGTCTTCTGGCTCGCCTTCAGGATGCATTGGAGTTGCGTTTGCATACTTTTCCATTCTTTCGATAGTATCATCGATATTAGCAATTTCTGCTTCGATGCTCGCAAACTGTGTCTTTTCTTCGTCTGTTAACGCTCTAGCTTCTTCTTTTGCTAGATTTAGGATGCTTCCCATCTGCTCGTGCAGTTCGTTTCTTCTTTCCTTTAATGCTTTCATGTTTAGTGTTCCTTTCTTAGTTTTTCAAAACGTCTTTCAAATTCTGAATAATCAATAACTTTTGCCGGCTCTTTTAAGGCCTTTGGAACGTTCTTGTATCTATCTAGAACTTCCTTGTCTGCGAGCGCTGCTATCTGAGCGTTTGCATCAGAGATAGTAATATCAAAGAGTTCTGCCGTCTCGTCAGCAGTCAGCCATGTTTCGGCATTTACTAACTCTTTGATTTTTTCCATTTCTCCGATAGCTTTTTTCTCATATAGTGGCATCATCACTGCGTCTTCGATGTTATTCAGCGCGTCAATGGTCGCCTGCAGGTCGTTTGCATTGCCCCAGGCATAGCTCATTGGTTTGTGAATCATCAACATCGAATTCTTATAAAGCGTGATATTGTCCGCAGCCATAATCAGAAAAGAGGCCGCGGAGGCTGCCAGACCATCAACGTATGCGTTTACGGTCACGCCTCGCTCTTTCGCCCTTTCGAGCATCGATGCCATCGCCGACGCAACAAATACGCTTCCGCCAGGTGAGTTGACGTACATATTTAAAGTTGAGCCTTCGCTCAGTCCGTCAATGGCATCTCGCAAGTCCTTTGCGTCGACATCTGAATCCCACCATTTTTCATCCACTATTTCTCCGTACAGGTACAGATCCGCGGACGTTTCGGCAAGATTCTTAACGAATAATTTTTTATTCATCGCCATTTCCTCCTTTCCCGTCAAGATTTATATTTTCACCGGTGTTAGGTACGAAGTACTGACCGGTGTTAATATCAAATACAACTTGACCTAGTGACATTGCCACGATATCCAGTCCGTCGATTGCTTCTTTGTTTTCCTCGGTTCTGATTTCGTTTAGAGTCAGCCAGCCAGTGTCTTTTGCAATCCTGTAAGCTTCATATCTTTCTTTCAGATTGCCTTTCAGAATGTCTTTCGTGTCGAATTCGAACCACATCGAATTCTTTTCTTTTTCCAGTAGCAAGTCACGATTTAGTGATGCTTCAAACTCTTTAAGAATTGGAGAAATCGCTTTCTTAAAATACATAAAAAAGTCATTATCATATCTGAAAATTTCATCAATTTGTTTATTGAAAGAGTTAATAGATTCGTTTAGTTGCATCTCAACAGAAGTCGCTGATGCTTCCTGGAACTCCACTCCATCATTCAGGACGATGCAGTTTTCCGAGCCGTCTTCGTACATCCTTTTCCATGCGCTTTTCAGCTCGTTCATCGCTTGTTCAGATAGTTTTCTTTGCGACTTTAAAAATCCTCTTTTGTTTCCGCCAGTCTGAACTAAGTTGAGCTGGTAGACCATGCTTTGATAAGCAGAGTTAAGCGCTGCCTCTACCTGTTCCACAATTGACGTTCCGCTGGCGCCATTCTTAGAATTGCGAAGAACTCGAATCACATTCATTTTGTCATAAGAAATTCCGCCGATGCTGAATGCAATCTCCTTATTGACCACATCGCTTCCGACCATTACATTTACATATTCAGCCTTGACGTAGTTTAAGGATGCAACCTTGTTGCTGTTTGGCCTTTTGGTGATAATTGCATATCCGCCCTTTTCCAGTAGGTAGTCCTCAACGATTGCCCTTTTAAACTCTGGTCCGGATAATGTATCTTTTGTGTCCTTGTTCAGCAGGTTTACTCTTTCATCATCAACTTCTACCGTCTTGCCGTCCTTATCTCTTCGGTATAGCTTTATCGGGATAGTTGATATCATGTCCGTAATCAATCCAACGTTTTTCGAAACTGCCGGAATCTTCATCGCATTAGTCTTTGATATCGAGCTGTTCCCGATTAACGCCTTTAGCAATGCATCGGTCGGGTCAGCCTCTGGCCGGAATACATCCAGCAGATTTTTAAATATTCCCATTTTTTCCTCCTAAAATTGCACAACAAATTCCATCTGTTTTAATTCTTCTTGTTGCAATAAAAATACTGCGTCAATTAGCGCAGCTACCATGTCAATTTTGCCTTTGGATTTTTTCTTGTTGACGTACCTGTTCAGGTTGGTATCGTAGGTGCATTGAGCATTCTGGAAGTTGATTTCTAACAGATCATTGTCGCAGTATTCAAATTCTTTGTTGATTATTTTCTCATACAACAATTTGGTCGGCGCGTGCAGAACTGACGAGTGCTGTTTAATTTCAACAGTGTTGAATTCCGTATCCCACTTCTGGGCCGAAGACATTGCATTATATCGGTCAAAACCTATTCCGGCCACCCTCACTCCGTATTTTTTTTCTAGTTGAAACACGAAGTTTTCGATGACAGAGTAATCAACAATCATATCACCACATGCAATGCAGTTTCCCATTTCAATAAATTTGTAGTAGTCGATTTTTTCGAATTTATTCTTTTCGGGAATCCTACCCTCAGGAACAAACGCAGTGACCTCGGCCAATATGTTGCCATTATCGTTGGCGACCATTGCCACGGCGCAGTTATCATTAGTCATCGCAAGGTCAACTCCGACATAAACCTCTCTGCCGGTCCAGTCGATGCCGTCGACTTTGCATTTTCTAACTTCCGAAACGTCAACATAACTTTCAGTTCCAGCGCCCTGGTAAATGATATTGCAATGCTTGGTCAGAAAATTTTCTCTTAAGGCTAATCTTGAGATTGCCTTATCTCTTTTCTTAACAAGGTCCTCCATAACTTCGTCAATCTCTATAGCGAGTGGATTGCTATGTTCTAAAACTCCGAGATCATCCATCCAACTGTCCGGATTGTCCGGCTCATAAAGTAAAGCAAACAAAGTCTCGTCCTCGGTAAAGCCATCTAATACTAGCTTAGCTGTAGCGACTTCGTCTTCAAATGGATTGTCGACCGTCGGATACTTTGTAGAAATCACGAAGCCGAGTTTGTTTTTTATAAGCAGCTGTCCGGAGCGCATCGCTTCCACAGGATAGTTGGTCGGCAGGGCGCCTACTTCGTCAGCAATAAAGACGTTTGGCTCCTTGCCGTCCATCCTGTTTGTCGAATAATTCAACGGAATATATTTAGTTTTCAAGGGAGAAAACAAAATAAAGTCTCGCCTAACGATAATTTCATCTTCTTCTATAATTTCTCTGTTAGCACTAATTAACGGTTCCAGTGCTTCCTTAATTTCTCGAGCAAGAGAACCATCTGGAGCGACGGAATAAAACTTACTGTATTGTTGCTCCAGATAAAAGAGTAATAAAAAAAGCAGAGCAATGGTAAATGTCTTACCATTTTTTCTGCTTATCTCAAGTATCGCATTTTGATATCGTCTTATCCTTTTATCGTCTTTATGGACCACGCATAGCACCGCTGCTATAAATATCCACTGGTAGCCTGCCAGCACATTATAGATTGGCTCGCCAGCTCTAGTTCCTTTGGCCATCTTTAGCACTTTTAATATCTTGCAGATTTTCTTGTATTTTTTCTCGTGGAAAACATACTTGTCATTTTTCCCATCGCATATTTCAATAAAATCCTGGCATTGCTTTTTGACATATTTAGGCGCGTTTATATCCCCATTTACGCATGATATCGCATATAAATATGCCTTATTCGTCATCTTCTGCCAGTATATCTAGGATGCTTTTCTTCTTTTCTGTGCCATCTGCAGCCTTTATGGCCAGCTTTGCTCTACTCTGTGGGGATAAAGATAATTCGTTGCAGATCCTCGCGAATTGCTTAAATAATTTATCTTGCAGGGTGTTAACTTTCGCATCCAGAAGGACGTTAATGTCCTCGTTAATCTTAGCATCTAGTTTGTTTAGTCTGTCGATACAAATTGCACCTTGCGCCAGCGCGTAAACGTCTAGATTCCCGAATATCTGAGCCTCTTCGGTTTGTTCTAATATAAATTTAAATATCTTCTTTTGGTCCCTGGTAAGATGCGCCGGTGGTTTTAATTTATCTCTCTTGCCGGCAGTAATCTGTTCGACAGCTTCTCTGTTCTGTCGCTCCTCCTTAGTCAAATTTTTAGAAATCTGACTAACAGGCTTTGCTGGTCTTCCTGCCATCCTCTCTTCACTCTCCTGTCTAAATATAGCTTATAGATTTTCATTTAGGGAATTTGCTGTGTTCTGTGGGGCTCGCGTGGTCGTGAAGGACTGTAAGAAAATTCCTCTTCAACCGTAGGGGGGTACTATACGTTCCCCTTGCTTGCCAATTCCAGCAACAATTCCCTATCTATCTTTCCATCTTCAGCTTGCTTATGACATTGCTCACATAATGTAATCAAGTTGTCATCGTCAAAAGCTTTCTCCTTATCCTCCAGTAGTGGAATGATATGATGAACAGATAAATTATTCCACGTTGCTATTCCTTTGCTCATGCAGTGAACACATAAATATTTATCTCGTTCCCTTATCTCAATTGACTTTCGTTTCCATCTGTTCGTGTTCCTGATCTTATCCGCCTCAGAGTTTCTTTCCCTAATATTCGGCTTTGTCTGGCACACTCTATTGATATCGTGTATTTTATTACAAATTGGACAGTACCTATTCATATCTTCCTGGAGCCTACGCTCTCTTTTTCCTCCTTGGGTACTTTAGTTAAATTACGGAAACAATTTTGCTAAATAGAATTTTTTCATATCCTTGAAGTATTCCGCCTTATACTCGTGCTCATAGACTAGCCAGTCTGCTTCCTTCAGCATCTCAGCGTATTCATCTTGTGTCTTTCTATCGTGCACTCCGATTTTTAGATGTGCCAGCGCCGAAAATTGCAAGTTCATTCCCGTCACCCATTTCGCAAAGAAATCCGGAAAGAACTGTAGTATTGAGTTGTAAATATAAAATGAGTTATACTCCTCGTCAACTTCTACCGCTGCATACTTTGTCGGAATCTCTCCGTCTCGTTCCAGGTAGCAGACTTCTCCGCTTGTCGCTGACAGTCCTATATAGATTGTGCCGGCTTTATATATCTTTCCCTTCGTGGCTCGCTTCACTTCTGCTATTTCATTCAAATAAACGAATTTGTAATTGCTCATACTTTTCCTTTCTGCTGGCAGTCCCTACATATTCACCAAACAGTGCAGTGATTTTTTCTTGCTCTGCCCCCCCTATCAGCTGTTTCAGCTGTCCAAATAGGTTTTTTTCCGCTGCGGTGATATCGTTTTCTGTCTTAATCAGCTCTTGAAGTATCGTCGCTATATCCGGAATTTCTTCAGGCGTGTAACGGCTAACGTATCTTGGGATGTTTAGATTGTATTCATTTTCTAAAATCTCTTGTTTGCTTACCACCGCCGCCAGTCCATCTATATTTCTGTGCATCTTGTACGCAGTCACTACCTGGTCAATGTTCTCACTGGTCATGATGTTCGTCGGCTTGCCTTTTTCATATTCCTCTGACGCGTCTATAATTAGCACGTCTTCGCTCCCCTTTTGTATCTCCAGTAACAGAGTGGGTATGCTGGTATTCAGAAAAAGGTTATTCGGAAAGCCTATCACGCTTCTGATGTAATCTGCTTCAACAAGCTTTTGTCTTATCTTTCCCTCACCGGCGCCCCTGAAAAGCACTCCGTGCGGAAGTATCGCAATCAATTTACCTTTTTCGTGCATTAGGCTCATTCCGTGCATCACAAATGCGAAGTCTGCCTTGCTTTTTGGCGGTGATCCGAATTCCGCGAATCTTTCGTCCATTTCGCCAGACCATTTAAGACTGTAAGGTGGATTCATCACCACGGCATCATATTCGACTGTCTCCACATTTTCGACTTTTCGAATGTCGCTAAAGCGTCCGAATGGCTCCAGTCTATAAATTGCTTTTATCTCTCGCGTCAGCACATCACCGTGCACGACCTCGGCATTTATTCCTCTAATAGCCAGGTTGAAAAGTAAGACCGGAATTGCTCGACTTGATAGTTCTTCACAGTGGAAAAAGCTGTTGCGATTGGATTGCCATAATTTAATAGTCAATCCGCCTGTTCCGGCGCAAATATCGGCGATACTGCTAGCGCTGCCGTTTATCCTGCCGATGATTTCCCCGATACAATCAGGCGTGAAATCTTGTTTCAGCGTCTCGCGGTCACCCTGCTCCTGCTGATAATAGTCTGTGAACCAGTCATAAGACAGGTCTTGTTTTATCTCTAAGAATTTTTCAAACAATTCCTCTCTGTGTATTTTGTTCTGCAATATCTCCATCAGTCGCACGGGCATTTCATAACTTTCTGAAATGCCCAATAATTCATTAACTAGCGCTCGCATTAGTTTTCCTCTTTATGTACTTTAGTTAAATTACATATGCACAATAAAAGCACCCCCTATATCGAAGGTGCTTTTATGCATAATGTTATGCTCTTGTAATTAGTAACGATTTATCTTGTGGTGATGTCCATTTTTGACACATACATTATAGCATACTTTCGATGTGAAACAATGTGAAATCATGTGCAAAAGTAGGAAATCATGTGCAAAAGTAGGAAATCATGTGCAAAAGTAGGAAATCATGTGCAAAAGTAGGAAATCATGTGCAAGGTTTCCTCTTCATTTGCTTTATATTCCTACTTATTCCTACTTATTCCTGGTTCTTTACCTCTTTACTATTTTCGTATAATTTTAGCAGTTCCTTTGCTTCATCATCCGTTAAAATATCTTCCAGCCTACAGCCTAGTGCAATGCAAAGTTTCAGCAACGTTTTAATTTTTGCATTGTTAATATCTTTGCGTCCTTGTTCATAAGCTTCTATTGTCCTCGCATTCAAATCCGCCTTTTCAGCTAGCTGTGTTCTGGACATTTTCGCATTTTCCCTAAGTGTTCTCACGTTTTCACCTACTTTCTTAACAGTCTAATAATCACCCATAACGAAAGTGTTATTGATACACACGACAAAATTATTGATATTGTTTTCATAATTCTACATGAGCAAGGGTTTGGAGGCTTTGCCTCCACCCTTTAGTTTTGAATCTTTACTATTGCAATTAATTGAATAACTGCTATAATAAGATTAATGAATGCAGTTAAAAGATTTACATTATTTGTGGTATGTGTGTCTTGTTTCTGCATTTTTTTCTTTTTCTTACTCATGTTTACCTCCTTTCTTTAATTATATTATACTACCACGGTAGTAAATTGTCAACACTTTTATTTAATTTTCTTACATTTTTTCAAGTTTTTTACATTGCAATTGCAATATAAAAGCACCCTCTTCAGGTGCTCTTATATGTTCAGGTGCCCTTTTTGTGTTCCGTCTTTTGTTGTATCTTTATTACATAATCTTTATTGAGCGGATCGATACCTTCTTAAACATCGCCGCAACCTGTATCAGCTCTCTGATAGCATCAACAGTATAGTTATATCCTTTGTCAGCCGCATCAAAGATTCCCTCTTCATCATCTTTTCTTACAGACACCCACATATCATCTATCATTTTGGTTACTTCAGCCAATTCTTCTCCGGCTTCACACATTTCTTCGCATATGACCCCATATGCTTGATGACCATCTACGAATGTTCCTTTTTTCTTAATTGCTTCGTTCAGTTCAACGTCAATCAGTTCTTTAATTTTTGTGTAATCAGTCATTTTCTTCTTCCTCAACAAATATCTTAATTATTTCTATAATGCAACTTCCTATTATTCCAACTAATACTCCGCCTATTAGCCCCAAGGCTAATAATGTGCCTTTTCTCATCACAGTGTCACCTCTCCTGCGCATGCTGCATAACCAATTAAATCAACATAGTTGTCTTCTTTCGCCTTTCCGCTTACTGACCTTGCTATCTTCAAGAGGCACATCATCATCGCAACATTGCCTACTTTAACTTCTTTGCCCAGATATGCTGACCAGAATTCGGCTATTAGAGAAAAGTTATTCTCAGGCTTTCCGTACTGGTCTTCTCTGTCCTGGCACACAATATGTTCTGCCTGCTTTATTAGTTCTGCTCTTGTCATTACTTTACTTCCTCCTGTTCTTCTGCATCTTCTGCCATCGTCTCGTAAACATTTTTAACTCTCTGCCCGCAGTTAGGGCAATATTCATAAACATCATAGTCAATTTCATAACGAGTGCCACAGTGCGGACATATCCACGTATCATAAATGAGTTGTCCGTTATTATCGTAGCCGTCACCTTCATAATCCGGAATCATTTCTATTTGTTTTTCTAGTGCCTCGGCACAAGCGTCTATCCACTCCAGGTTCTCTGCTGTTGGTTCGATTTTAATTTCCACTCCGTGCAATATCATGCTCCTAACGACTTCGCATCTGTTTATGGCTTTATCATAATTCATTCTTTTCACCTGCTTTGCCTTTCCGCATTTCTCGCATACATATCCATATTCATGTTTATATGTCATTTGCTGTCCGCAACAACTTGTTTTATGTAGTTCTTTCCATTTCTGTTTGCGTTTCCATTAGTCATATTCTTCCTAATGCATCTCTATCTATCAGATTTCTGCTCATGTCTTCTAACCAACTTTCTTGTACATTTCATCTACCAGTTTCACCACATCAATGCCTGTCTTCTGGTGACAATACGTCAACAGCCCCAGCGCTGACATTCGGTGATCTACTGTCTCGCCCAGTAAGGCAAGATATGATTCGTAAAAATCTTCAATCCTTTTCTTTCTCCATCCGTAGACGTCCCACAGATCTAGTATTAACGCGGCCATCGTGACATAATTCGTGGACTTAACTATATCCATCACTGTTTTTTTATCCTGTGGTACTCTCAGTGCTGCAGGCTTCTTTGGTTTTTTTGCTCTTGCTACTGACATTTTTCTTCCTCCTGGTAAAACATATTGACTATTTTCTCAGTCTTCTTGTTGATTCTTCTGCGCTCCGGCGCATAGTGGCTGCCATCCAGGCAGTACCTGCACGCGCCCTCATTCGGCTGGTAACGTCCAAGGTATCTACAGCCGTCACAGACTGTCGGCTCTCCGTCCCATTCCCACTTTTCCCTATCCCTGCAACCGCAAGGGTTGGGACTATCTGAGTTTATGCAATTTTTACAGCATCTCATTGTATTTCTCCTTTAACATCAAAATTCGACAATACTAAAGACAATACTAAATCAAATCTAATATGCAGCTCTCGCAGCGTTCTTCCAGCATATCCTCCTCACTGTCCGCGTCATATTTATCTGGCCACTTGCAGTAGTTGTTGCAAAACTCACTGCTTGTTTCGTCCAACCTGTCAGTTATACTTTCGTCGCATCTTAGGTTTGTATCATTGCTAACGAAATCTTTATACACGCTGCATTTTTCGCAGTACTTACTATGTAACTCGTCATAGTTATTGCATTGGCTCGGGTACTTGCAGTAATTAATACATAACTTGGTTGCTATTGCCATTAGTTACCCCTGAATACTCATATCTTTCCCCTCCTATGGTCTTCGCTAAGCTTCTCGCTCACTTGCTGCATTTCATACAACTTCATTTCCTCAACCTCTCTCGGTGGTATCTTGATTCCATTGCGTTTTTTCTTATTGCCCTTCTCGTAGACGGTGCATTCTTTGCCGACGCCACAGGGTCTTTCCATCTGGTTGCCCTCGATCTTGCCCTCTTGGAGCATGATGTATGACCAGTCGCACATCCAGTCTCCACCCATCGATGTTCTGAATCTGCAGTTCTTAGGGCAGTCTAACCTGACTGTCTGTTCTCTTTTTTTCACTTTGGCTCCTCGTCCTTTCTCATAACTTTCATGTTGCCGATATGGATAAATCGCTGGCAGTTCTCGCAGTATATGAAATGGCGCAGCGCTCCATCTTCCGGAAGCTCTATCGACTTATTGCAATATTCACATACTGTGACCACTGCGTACTCTAGTGATTTTTCCATAATGCCAGCAACCTTCTTTCTTCGTCAGGTGACGTTTCAATTCCTTGCTCTTTTGCTTCTTGAACGATATAGTCAATCAGCCTACTCATTTCTGCAGTGCTGTACGATGATGATCCGTAAAAAGCCTGCACAACTGTACAGTCCGGAATGGCAGCCTTATGATGTTTCATGCAAATATACCCAACACCTTTCAGCTCCCAGGACTCAATAAATTTATCTACAGCCTTGTCTTGTATCATCAAGTAGTCGAACGTTCCAACGTCCCTTACAGCTTCCCTGTAGACTTCTTCCTTCGTGCTTTTTATCTTGCTGGCTATCTTGTCGCACAGCTCCCACAGGTACGCGTTTGCGTCCAGGCTTCTTTTCTGCCTTTTCTTGCGTATTTCTATTTCGTCGCCTTGCATCATCATGAATTTTTCAGCTTCTTCAAGGTCCGGAGTCCGAATCTCGATTATAACTTCATCAAAACGTTCAGCATCTCTTTTGACTCTTTTCTCAGTCACCTTCACAGATAGTTCCTCCCGAATATTCCGATAAAGTCTTTCTCCGGATATGCGGCCATAAATGCCCTTTGCCCTACCTGATGCAGATATCTCATCGTTGCCTTGTTGTGGTGGGCACCTGCAGGAGGCTCATTGTGGCATTCGTGGCACAACCAAACTTTTAGGCCATACTGTTCAGATAGCTTTCTATTCGATGCTCCGAATATGTGATGAGATTCAAGGCATCGTTCAGATCCGCAGATATAGCATTTCTTGTCCGTTTGTAAAATTGAATTCATGTCTATTCCTTTCCGTTCAGTAGGTCTTGCAGATGTTTTAGCGCCATCCCATGTTTACCAATAACCCATCTATAGGATTTTTCCATTCGTGATCCAATCTCATAAAAGGATTCGTATTTAGCATATTTGCTGTACAGGATTTCATGATCAGTAGTGCTGAGCTGTGACAGAGTGTCCAGTATGCTTTGCCTTTCTTTGGCCAGGTCTAAGTTTTCCCTGATGAGCTTGTCCTTAATCTCTGCATATCTTGCTATAACTTCTGCCATCTTGTCGTTGATAGTTCTGCTACTTCGCACCCTTTCAGCTTCGCTATACCCTTTAGGCGTGCCAGCCTCTTCTTGAAATCTAATCAGCTCGTCATTCTTTATTCGAATTTCCGTATCGATTTCTTCGAGGCGCTTTAAATAATCTTTTGCTCTCAAATC